CATTAAATAATTAATCGTACATTGCAGTATCAAAGTAGTTTTCTTTCCTTTAAACTCTTTCATACTTAATTGTTTTAAAGCCCTTAGATTCATAACTAAGGGCTTTTTGTATATTTGACATATGGATTTAACAACAGAAGTACTTAACGAATATCTAGATAAGAACAATCTAAGCAAGGATTTCACAATACAAAAGATGGGCAAGGACTTAAACAAGTCAAGAACACTATTCTTTTTAGAGGTGAAAAACCTAACAGGACACAACCCTAGCCAAATGGTAATGCACTACAGATTAGAAAAGGCTAAACCAATGCTTCACACAGCCAAACACATTTCAGAGGTAGCTTATAAAGTTGGATTCGACAGTACAGCTTATTTCAGTAAGTGTTTCAAACAGACTTTTAAGATGTCACCAAGTCAGTACATCAACTCAGAAAGAACATAAGTTATAATATTTACGTATCTTTAACATAAATAAACAGTTATGGAACAAGACGATAAGCTCGACAAAAAAGAGTACTACTTGAAAGAGATAATGATCAGTAACAAAAGAATAGCTAACAATATGTCTTTCTTTGCGTGGATCGTAATTATAAGCTTTTCAGTAACAGTTCTAGGTGGGTTATACTGGATGAGCGCAAATCTATAAAAGACATGAAAAAAGCAGTAATAGCATTTGCAACAGTAGCACAGACAATACTAAGATACTTTACTATTGTAATCGACAGGCTAGTAATGGCTCCATTTATAGGAGTGCCACTTCCAGAGATTAACCACTCCAAACAAGTACCAGTAGTTGACGAATTCACAACAAACGAAGAGATAGAAGAAATCGTTGATTTAGAAGACAGCTTAACAATAAAATACTTCAAAGAGTACTTACCTAAAGCCAGAAGAAGAACATTAAGAACAATTGCAATATCGACAACTATATACATATTCACCCTAGTATCATGGACAACAGTATTTCTAACACTAGGAACAGGAGCAGTAGCATTTTCAGTAACACTACTAATCCAGTATTTAATCAAGAGAGCTAAAAACAAATCTAATGAACGAAACAACGACAATAACCTTTCCTGATTTATTAGCTATACTATGCAACGGAGTACATGAAGCACAAGACTTAGCAATTGAATTCGGATGGACAAACGACAATGATATGTATTTATTAATGCCTATATACAGACTCAATTAAACAATTATGGAGCAATCGACACCAAAAGAAGCTCTTCTAAGCGACGAAATAACAGAAGCTATGGATAGGGTACAGAAAACATCAAAGATATCTCTAAGAGCATTAGAGAACCATAAAGAGGCTAATGAACACTTAGAAGAGTTGTTGGATAGTAAGGCGTGGAAAGAATTACGAGAAAACAATGTCATAGAGGCGGTTAGTAGGCTAAACAAGGAGGAGGCGTTACCGATCAATAAGATTAGATAGAGGTACAACCTTTTACCAATTAACGAATCCTAGCAATAAATGAAATTACACATATTCCATAGCTATAAAGACGTAGGACAAAAGTTCATATCATCTTACTTCCCTTACTTCTTTGATCCACAAGGAAATGATGTAGAATATGGTGTAACACAGAACATGGAATGCAAAAAGTGCGGAAAACACAAACACTATACTTTGAAAATAAGAGGTAAGAAAGAGCACTTAACACCTGATGTAGTAGCAAACATATATAACATTGAATTATGAGTAAAGAAACATTAATTAACGAAACTAAATAACTATGGGAGAAGCAAAAGAAGGAGACAAAAGACTAGGTAATAAGTTTGCTTTAGGGTTAACCACAAATGGACAGCCTCCTGTATACAAAACACCTGAAGAAATGACTATCAAAATAGAGGAATATTTCGCCATTCTATTAGATGACGAAGAGAAAGAATACGAAACAAGACCAACTATGACTGGAATGGCTCTGTACTTAGGTTTCAGCTCCCGTCAAAGCATGTATGATTACGCAAAAAAGAAAGATTTCTCTTACATTGTATCGCGCAGTCAGCAAGTTATAGCTATGTCTTACGAGGAAATGCTATTAACAAAAGTAAGTGCAGGGGCTATATTTGCATTGAAAAATATGGGGTGGGATGATAAGACAGTTATCGAGCAAACAAACATTGAACCACCTAAGATTGAGTTTACAGATGAAGATGAAGAAAATTAACACTAGGATTACAATAGTACTAAATAGGTGGATAAAGCAATGTGCATCTATCATAGACAGTAAACAATGAAAACTATAAAGGCGGAATTTACGATACTAGGAATACAACAATGAAGATAAGCCGTAAATACAAACCACTATTTGAAGTTGTCCAAGGCAAGCACCCTCAAGTCGACACAATAGTACTTACTGGCGGTAGGGATTCAGGTAAATCATTTGTTGCTTCATTAGCTGTTTGTGATGCAGCGGCCAATTATAATCACAGAGCATTATACACGCGTTACACATTAACTTCTGCAAAGGATTCTATTATACCTGATTTCAACGAGAAGATAACAATGCTAGGTTATGAGGATTACTTTCACATAACAAATGACAGGGTTCAATGTGTTCACAATAGAGGCAAGGTAGTATTCAAAGGATTCAAAACAAGTCAAGGAAACCAAACGGCAAATCTTAAGTCGTTAAAGGATTTCTCAATGTTAGTATGTGAGGAAATGGAAGAGTACCCATCATACGACGAATGGGATAAGGTGCAATTATCAATACGTGCCACAGACGTTCAGTCATTAAACATAGGAATACTCAACCCAACAACAAAGAAGCATTGGGTATACCGTGAGTTCTTCGAGAATAAAGGAGTTAAGGGAGGGTTCAACGGGATCAAAGGAAACATACTATACATTCACACAACTTATTTAGATTTAGGTAAGGAGTTTATAGCCCCTAAGAACTGGAGGAAATACGAGGCTGCAAGATTGATATTTGAGAAGTTAGACAAGCTAAGTACTAAGGATAGGTTGTTATCAGACAGGAAAGAACTTAAGATTTACAAATACTATAAATATACTGTTCTAGGTGGTTGGATGGAAACAGCAGCGGGTGTAATATTTGAAGACTACGACACTTACGATGAGCTTCCAGAAGATGTTGAGAGTAAGTTATGGGGGTTAGATTTTGGCTACTCAAAAGACCCTACAGCATTTGGAGAGGTAAACGTAGCGCCAGATGATCTTTATCTTAAGCAACACATATATGAAACAGGGCTATTAAATAACGACCTAGCAGACAGGATTAACATGATACTAGGAGATGAGGAAACCTACATCATTGCAGATCATGCTAGACCTGACTTAATAGATGATTTAAATAGAATTGTAGGTGAGAAAGGCTACAACTTTGTAGTGCTTCCTTGTGATAAAGGCCCAGGTTCTGTACGTGATGGATTAGAGAAGATGAAAGACAAGAATATCCACATACACAAAGACTCTAAGGACTTTTTAGACGAGGCTAACCACTATCATCAAATAGAAGTTATAAACTCTAAAGGCGAGACTGTGTATCATATTGTAGATAAGGACAATCACCTTTTCGATCAGGCACGCTATTCGTATTGTAAGTTCTATTAACACTTGCATATCAAATATATTTTACTAACTTAGCGTTATCAAAAGTGAACTAGGGAATCACAAGAAATTTAGAATTGATAGTATCTCGCATTAGAAAGCCTTCCCCTAGTTGGCGTCTAATGTGGGGCTATCATATGTAAAAACAATTATATTATGGATTATAAGCAAAAGCAAAGACACTTTAAGAATCTATCAAATCGAGTAACTAATATTTGGACAAGAACTGAAATGGTTGGACTTCGACAGGTGGGAGTTCCTTATGTAAAAGCAGTACACGGGTTGATCGGAAGTGACAAGGTAAGAGCAGAAAAAAGAGCTAACGAACTAAGTAAGCGTAGAGCATAAAACAAACCACCCCCATCGTCTATGTACTTTGGGGGTTAACAATTAAGATTATGACAAAGGACGAAATACAGAGTAGAGAACAAGACAAGCTGAGTAAGTTTAAGATCAATTATTATTACTTAGCTACAGGCATGGAGGGTATTGCAGACACATATCCAGAGAAGATAATAGAAGCTAAGACTAAAGACATGGCTGTTTATATTTACCTATTAATGTTCATGGCTGAGACTGATACTAAAATAATAGAAGTCGATAAATCTAATGGAAGCAATGGTTATTCTTTTACTTCATTTAGTGAGTTTGTAGAGGTTAACGAATGTCACAAGTATTGGGGGGTGTCAGTAGATAAATTAACAAATTAAGATTATGAAAGAGATTTTAGCAGTAGTAGCAGTAGGTGTATTGATAGCATTATTTGTATCGTTTTCAAGTAGTGACAGTAAACAAATGCAAGAACACTTAGGAGAGACGGTAATAATAGATGGCGACACATCAACAGTAGTAGATTATAGCACATGGTCAAACACCTACACTTTAGGTAACGGTAAGACTATATCAGAAGAGCTAATTAAAAACAAGTAGAACTATGAATCATACAAGCTTCCCTCAAGTCGACATTGAACAGCTAGATTGGATAAGTATAGATGAAAACAATAAAACATACATTACTATGGAACAAGTAACACTAAACAAAGAGACTTATGATAGGCTCATGGATATTGAGTTAGCAAATAATCAAGAGATTGATAGGCTCAAAGATATAATAGAAGAGTTTCAAAAAGACGGAGTGTCAGTTGACATAACTAGAGATATAACCTATTATAGTAAGACTATCAATTACAAATTATTCACTAAAGATGAGAAACTAAAAGCTATAAAGGAAGAAATGTTATATCAGATAACCCTTGCCGATAATAGTAGTGAGAATTATAAGAAACAATTCAAGGAAAGGGTAGACAAGATTTACAATAGAAACATCTTACAGAGAATATTCAATACAAGAGTTAAATAAAGAGAAGTATGATAACTATAATTATAACAACATCACTTATTGGACTTGCTCTTTATGTAGGTGTTCTATATGGTAAAAGAATTATAATATGGGTAAACCAACTATTCAAAAGGAGTCCTAACAGGATAAAAAAGGAAGATATTACAGAACCAAGCCTGTATGATGAACTAAGGAGGTCTGCACAAAATGGATCGGTAGCAGCAAGAGAAGCGTTAAAGGATCGTAGTATTTTCGAATCATATTCGTCAGGAAGAAAGTATAAAAAGTAAGTCATGAGTAGATATTATTACGAATACACGTGCGTTCAAGGTGGAGCGATTCAACGCAAGATAGTAAAAAGACCAACATTAATAAGCAAGGTTAAAAACAACATTTCAAAACGGTTCAATATTAAATACTCACTGCCAAAGCTATCTATTGCAAAAAAGAGTGATAAATACTATTGTGAAGATCGTAATAGATGGTGTACTGAATACGTTTTTCTTGGACTGATCACGCTATACAAATTAACGCTTAACACAAAAAGGGATAAGTGGTCATTTCGAAAGTCAAAAAAGAGAATCACTAAAGCAAGAAAAACAACATTACTTTAAACCGATACTAGACGGTAATATCTAGGTAACTAAATAAACAATATAATTATGGGGTACAGAGAAGATGAGAAAGCAGAAAATCAAAAAATCGCAACAGCTTTTTTTAAGTGGGGTACAATTTTAGGGCTTTTTATAGCTCTGGTAGTGTGTGGTAGTATGATAGGATGTCCAAGCTACAATGTTTATAGTGAAGGAATGTCAGGAAAAGCCGAGTTAGAAAAAGCAAAACATAACAAACTCATAACAATCGAAGATGCCAAAGCGAAAAACGAAGCAGCAATTAGCAAGGCTCAGGCTAAGATAACAATGGCTAAAGCTCACAATGAATCAATGATTATCAAAGCTGAAGGGCAAAGACAAGCAGACAGCATTAGAGCTATTGGAGTAGCTAGAGCAAATGAGATTATTGGAGAATCTTTAAAGGGTAATTCTGATTACTTACATTTCTTGTGGATTGATCAGCTTAAAGACGGAGGTCAAAAGGTTTACATACCTACAGAGGGTAATTTACCAATACTAGAAGCAAGAGATAAATAATCCGTATATTAGTAGTCACTGATTAGCTTCAGTATAGTTTTACAGGTTAGGTTAAGGGTGGTATTAATTTACTGCCCTTTTTTATGCGCTATGGTGGTTAGATTTTAATCACAATTGACAAGTTTTTCGTCAATACAAATTATTTTCTTAACTTCGTGAACAAACCAACATAAATGGCTGACAACTATTTTACCAAACTAGGTAAAGCAATAATCAATAAGAGTCACTCAGGAGGAACATACCCCCTACAATCTCACGACACTTCTAGTTTCAAGCCGTTCAGTTCTTTCTTTAGCTGGATATTAGGTAATCAAGGTGGTTTAGAATTCAACAGGTACGTTGAAGCTTTCGGTGACAATCCTTTAGTTTACATGATAGTGAGCAAGGTTGCTTTTACTAGTGCCTCAATCAAGAGAATTGCAGTTGATGATAACGACGAAGAGATAGAAAACTCAGTTATATTAGATTTACTCAGTGAGCCTAATCCAGATCAAAGCCAGATAGAATTTTTAGAAGAGATTGGTGAGTCATTCAGTACAACAGGAAATGCATACATAAGACATATCCAAGGAGTAGGAGCAGGAAACGAATTACAGATACTCAAATCAAACAGAGTAGAAATAGTAGTTGACAATATCGGAGAGGTAACAAGTTACAAATGGACTAGGCCAGACGGTAAGGTTCAAACGATCCCAGCTGAAGAAGTTCTGCATATCCACACTTCAAACATTGTAAACATTGAGAAGTCAGAGGTTAAGTATGGGTTAAGCCCTTTACAAGCTGCGTGGATAGTTGTTCAATCATCAAGTGAGAAGCTACAAGCGGCAGCAAGTATATTTAAGAACCGTGGAATTATCGGTATTATCTCTTCAGGTAAAGACACCCCAATGCTACCTAAAGAACGTCAGAGAATGCAAGACGAGTTCGATACTGAGTCTGGTGGGTCTGATAAGTTCAATAAAATTAAGGTTTCATCTACAGCGGTTAACTTCACTCAAACAGGTATGAGTCCAACCGACCTTAAACTATTGGAGGGCATACTAGCTGACTTACGTTTGATGTGTTCAATATTCGGGATGCCAAGCGTGCTTTTCAACGACAACGAATCAAGCACATACAACAACGTTGAGACTGCTATAAAATCAGCTTATCTAGATTCATACATACCGTTAGCAAATAAGATTGACGCAAAACTTTCTACATTCCTTTCTGAGAGATTAGGAGTAGAGGAGACAATTAAGGTTGATCTTAATAGCATTGAAGTAATTAAGGCAGTAACTAACGAAGTGTTACAAGCGCTTAATAGTATGCCAGATAGATTGTCAGTTATCGCCATTCAAAGTTTAACAGATGATGAGATAAGAGAAATGTTAACAATTGATGCTCTCTCAAACGATCAGACAACAATAGGGCAAGCATCACAAACAACAACTACAGATGGAGGAGAAGCAACCAATTGAAGTAATAAAAGAAAAGGTTTCTAAGATGAAGGATTGCCCTACAAAGGATAAGATTCTAAAAGATATTGAGACTAAGCAGAAACATAAAACTATCTACAAATGATTATAGTTAAGGAATTTCCAGATAAGCAGTTCGAGAATAAAGAGGACTTGTTTAAGGCATTGAGAGAGAATAAAGCCGATTTAATTGCTACTAAGAAAATGGCTGTTAAGGAAGCTGATGCAATTGTTATCGTGCCGCCTGTTTCTAACACTGAAGGAGAAGTTATAAAAGCTGAAGAGGTTGAATTAGAATCATTAGATAAGATTAAAGCTGAATTAGTAATAAACACTACCTCGATCTTAGATTCACATTCTGATGTTCACATCAAGGGAATTTGGAAGAAGTCAGTTAAGGAAATTAAGAAACCTTATCTATTACAAGAGCATAGAATGAAGTTCGACCATATTATTACGGATGATGTAACGGCCTCTGTAAAGGTTATGACATGGAAAGAGCTTGGATTCAAGTTCGAAGGAGATACTGAAGCACTTGTGTTTGATGCGGTGATTTCAAAAAATCGTAATGAATTCATGTTTGATCAGTATGCTAAAGGATTTGTAAAAGAGCACTCCGTAGGTATGCGTTACGTATCACTTGAATTAGCGATTAACAGTGAGAGCAAATACGACAAAGAAGAAAAGAAAGTTTGGGATAAGCACATTGAGACTATTGCCAATAAAGAAGTAGCCGAAAATCAAGGTTATTTTTGGGCAGTTACTCAAGCTAAAATTATAGAAGGATCAGCAGTTGTGAAAGGTTCAAACTTTGCAACTCCAACAATATCTGTAGAAGCCGTCAACGACACCTCTGCAAAGTCAGAATCTAGCACAGACGATGACACACAAGAGCCGCCACAAGGCACTCAAGAAACACAAGAGGACAACAGACCGTCCACTAATACTAATTCAAATTTCATATAAGATGAAAACATTAAAACAATACCTAGAAAGTAAAGGTATTTCAAAAGAAGATTTCGATGCAATGGAAGCTAATAAACAAGCTGAAGTTTACAACGAATTAAACACGGTAAATTCAGAGGCTTTTAAAGTTTTGAATGATGCTACAGATGCTAACAAAGATGAAATTGCAAAGTTTCAAAATGAATTGTTAGAAATGAGAAATGAGCAAGCTGACTCAATTAACAAGAAGCTTGAATCACAGATGGAAACAATGGGAATTGAGTTGAAGAAACTTAAGGACGTTGCGGAAGGTGATATCTCATTGACTAACAAAGACACTCTAGGAGGTCAGTTAGAAGCGAATGCAGACAAGTTGAAGGGTATCATGGAAAACAACACTCGTGAGGAAATCACGTTTAAAGTTGTTGGTGATATGACAATTGCAGGTAATATTTCAGGAGGTAATGTTCCAGTTGAACAAAGAGAGCCAGGAGTTAACAACATCGCAAGACGTCAAATCTTTATCCGTGATTTAGTAAACAACGGAATTGCAATTTCAAATGTTATTTCATGGGTTGAACAAACAGGAGTTGAAGGTGCGCCAGCAGGAACAGTTGAGGGTACACTTAAGAACCAAATCGACTTTGATCTTGTTGTAGTGAACGAATCAGTTAAGAAACGTACAGCATTCATTAAAGCTTCAACAGAAATGTTAGGTGATATTGACTTTATGCGTTCTGAGATTGATAACGAGCTTATGCAACGCTTAGGATTGGATATTGACAACCAAGTATTGAATGGTGATAACGTAGGGCAAAACCTTAACGGTATTATTACTCAGTCAACTGCATTTGCAGCGGGTACTTTTGCTGTGTCTATTGTTACTCCGAACTTAGTTGATGTGTTGACAGTAGCAGCGAATCAAATCGTTATTGCTAATCACATTCCAACAGTTCACGTTGTACACCCTTCTGATTTAACTCAATTGAGAGTTACTAAAGCAACAGACGAGCAGTACATTAATAGATTGTTAGACGTTAACGGAACACTTACTTTAGATGGTATTCCTGTAGTTGCTAATACTGGTATTGCAGTAGATAACTTCTTGACAATGGACGGAACAAAAGATACTGTATTCTCTAAAGGTGAAATGACTATTAACATCGGTTTAGATGGAGATGATTTCACTAAGAACATGAGAACAGTACTAGCTGAATGGAGAGGATTGAACCGTATTAAAGGAAACGATACAACAGCGTTCGTAACAGGAGTTATTTCAACTGCTATTACAGCACTTACTAAACCATAAACTTAAATAACTAGCAATATGGCTAAGACAAACACACCAAAGAAAGCAGAAAATGAAACTCCAGTAGTTGAAGTTGATGCTGCAACTATCGTTGAAGATGTGAAAGCAGAAGAAGCGCCAGTTGTCAAGGTTCCAAAGAAAGAGAAAGCGCCCAAGGCGGTAGCGAAGTTTGACCCTAAATCGGTCTCACAGTCTACTAAGTCGGTGTCTTTTGAATGGTCAAAAGGTAAAAAATCAGGCACTAAGGAAACTATGTCTGAGAATGTTGCTGAGATCATGGAGCACAAAGGATTAGGTAAAAAAAGTTAAATAAATAAGAAATGGCAATTCTACAGGTTACAGATTTTCAGAGTGGAAGGTATAAGATACCAGTTAAGACGGTTCAAGACTCAGGTTTTACGTCTATCATTGACAAGGTTGAGAATACTTACCTACCGAGATTGTTCGGAGTAGAATTGTATGATTTATTTATTGCTGATTTAAGCGTGGGAACACCTCAAGTACCGAGTGACCCACGCTTCCTAAAAGTTTTCAACGCATTTAACGACCAAACAGACGATTGTTTAACACAGTCAGAAGGGATGAAAGTAATGTTAGAAGGCTTAGTTTATTATTTATACGTCAGAGATGGCGTAACACGCGTAACTACAGACGGAGTAAAAGTAACCACTGGTGAAAACTCCGACAACATAACGGCTATTGGGCACGATATCACATCAAGATACAATGAGGCAATTGCAACATATCAAGTAATTCAAAACTACATGTGTGTTGTTGATCCTGACACGTATCCTGAGTACGAAGGAGTGCAGGAACGCTTTAATCATATATTCTAATGGCGAATAATCTGGTTGACATAGTAAAGGGTATTGTATCCAATATTGATTTAAACCTTCCTGTAATTTCTATTACGGCAGGAGAGACAATCTTTCTATGTTCTACTTTGCATATAACTGTTGGGGTTACGATTGAAGATGAAAACAATAACCAGTATTTAGTGACTGAGTTGGTGGATAATGTATCAATAAAGGTTAGTCCTTTAGGTGCTTCACCCGCTGCTTTCATTGGAACTATTGTTGTAGCGCCTGTTATTACTGTTCTACACGGAAGTCCAGCAAGCACAAACAACGAGTATTTAGATATTGAGCAAGTTTCAAGAGATAAAACGCCATTTATATGGTTGTTAGAGTCTTACGAGTACGAGCAGCTACCATTAGATTCGTCTGTAGTAGCTAAGTATCAAGCTCGTTTGTTCTTTATGGACTTAACAAGTGAAGAACTTTGGATAAATGACCAACACAACGACTTAGCGATTAAACCAATGGAGAACTTGCAAATAGCCTTTAAGGAGGTTATCGACAACGACTACAGCTTTAAGCGCATGACAAGTTACAGAGTTAGGGTACGCCCTCGCTTTGGTGTGGAGGTCACAAACCAGGGAAGTGACGATAAGATAATAAACGAGGACTTAAGCGGTGTAGAGGTCAATATGACTATAGAGCTATTTGATTTAAGTATATGTAATTGTTAAACAAAATTAAAAATTAAACAAAAATGGGACAAACTATATGTTCATGTGCAAATCCAAGTTTTCCAGTATTAGGAAGGCCAGATTGTGTACTAGAAATGAGAGCGATTGCTTTCCCGATTATCGTACCACGTTACAAGGCTGATGGGGTTACGAGAAATACAATTGACTTGACGTCTGCAACTTTAGGTGCGGATATTAGAGCTTTAATTGCAACATCTACCGCATTGATGGAGAGAATTTATCCTTTCCCTCGTTGTGAGAATATCACTTTCGAAAGAACTGATGATGTTTATGATACAGCACCTTCAACAAGAAAGGTATTAATCCCTAACGTTGGTGGAGTACGTACTTTCAAATTCGAAACATGGGGTAAAGATGCGGTGCATAATATCTTACGTGAGTTGAAAAAGATTGGTTGTACTGATGTAGATTTCTACTTACCAGACGTTTCAGGTTCTTTCTGGGGTATCTTAGATAATCCTACAGATACTATCATGAGAGGTTACGAAATGGCTACAGAGACATTCGTAGCGTTCAAAGAATACGCAACTGATACAACTACTCAGAAGTTAATGATTTCATGGGATATGGACACTAACGAGTGTGAAGAGAACTCTTACGGTATTTCTGCTTCTACTCTTGGTTATTCAGCTACTACGTTGAAACCTTTAACTCCTGCTTACATTGTATTGTCTGAGTTAGATGCTACACACGTTCAGTTTACAGTTGTTGAGCCTGACGGGTCTACTTCTGGTTCTCCAGTTGTTGGATTGGTTACAAACGGTACATTCGGGGTTATTTCGGATACAGGCGTTGTTGCTGAGATTCCACCAGTTGTAGAAACTTCTGACGGTGTTTATTCATTCGAGCACTTGGATGCTGAGATTACTGTAGGTGACATTGTTACAGGTTCAATTACCGCTGCTACTGGATACGACATAGCAGACGGAGCGTTTACAGCACTTTTACCTTAATAGATGGAAGATCAATTTATTTGGATTGGTAAAGTTCCTTATATCGCTGCATACTTCAAACGCGTATCAGAGAAGAAAGCGATTAGTGACTATGCTCACTTAGACAGATCAAAGGTTATAAATATTTGGAAACAGGCTAACGGCCTAAAAGCTAGATCAAAGAAACCTTCACCTAGAAAAGTTGTAGAAGAAACGCCAAAACCAGACACTGAGGATTAACCTTAGTTATTAGATTGAAGAGGGATTGCGAAAGTAGTCCCTTTTTTTGTGCTCAATAAATAATTATTACTAAATGTTATGTTGTGTTAGATTATAATGTTTATCTTTGAAGAAAACAATTAATTATTATGGAAGAAACCAAAACAATGATAGACGGGATAATTGAGAAGTTCTCACAACAGATAGTAGATAAATTCGACGACAAGCTAAAAGAATGTTGTTTAGTTTGGGGGGTTAACGTAGATGATCACGAAGAGATTGCAAGAAGATGTGAAATAGGCTCAATTGAGGGTTCGGATAGGAAGGAACTACGCATTGATGGATACATAGCTATGATATATGAACCTTTCAAATCTAATGAATTCAATCCATATGAGCCATTTAAAATGGGTGGTTCATTCAAGTGCAGTGAAATATTTAAACCAATCAAATGAAAGCGACAAAAACAATAACAATCGACGACGACATACACGAACAAGTAAAAGCTCAGTCAAAAGTTGAGGGTAGAAGCTACAGCAACATGATAGAGTGGATGGCTAAGAAGTATTTAGAAACAGTTAAAGAGTAAATAGTATGATAGATAGAGATTACAATAAAATAGAAGAAAAGCAAGAAGCAAGGGTTGAGTATATGGGGCACATGCTAGACGTTGATATTTACGAAGTTGAAAATGAAAAGGTATTCTTTAGGACTATTAACTGCAAGGTAGGACAACCTAGAAACGGGTACTTTAACCGTGTTGAAGCGTCTAGGTATTTAAGAATTAAAAAGTAGATTATGAAA